CTGCAAGGCGTTGAATAGAGGATGCAAATACATCTAAGTCTCGTTCATCAAGGTCACTAAAACAAAACTCTGGATAACCTTCACTATTATCCCATCCGTTAATTTCATATAAGAGAGGGATTAGTTTTGTATCTAGTGTGTCTTTAATCTCTTTTAGACGGTACTCAATTGCCATTGCAAGAATAGATGTTTTAGCGTCAGCCAAAGAAAAGCTACCAACACTGTTCTGCCCCATAGAGAGGATGTCAGAAAATAGTGCAGTGAGGATTTTCTTATCGTAACGAGAGATTATTTCACTGGTGTTATAAGACCTGCTTCCAGTTGTTTGCAGCAAGGAGTATTTAAACATATCTGCTTTAGAATACTCATCAACTTGCTTTGGGAGAACTAGACCAGAGCGTTCGTCTAGTTGGATGCCTGCTGCAATTGCCTCAAACATCCTACGTGTTGCTTTCTCATCTTCACTAGCATTTGGGTCTAGGAAATTAGGAGGAATCTCAGCCATAAAGATTCCGCGTAAGTCTCTACCAATGCCAATGTTTTCCTTCTCTTCAATATCCACTCTATAGCACCAAGGGATATAACAAGCCTTTAAAGGGCTGTTACCAAGAGGGTTTCCTTTATGAGAATCAGTGTTGAATAGCAATACTTTTTCAAATGGAATATCAACTCTTCCACCTTCAAACGATACACCGCTTGCAATCCTATTGAGGTACTGCCTTACAGCAACAACTTTTCTTCCGTCATCACTATATAAAAAACCGTTTATAACTGTATTCTGTGAACGTATGGGTAATGACCTAATTCCGATATACCCATCGTTATATTTACTTCCCTTTGATTTGAGTCTACGTCTTAGAACAATCTCGTGAACGCTAAATCCGTACTCAATCATGCTGCTAACTTCTCTAATGAAGCTAAACCAAGAATGTTCCATATCGTTAATCATTTGATAAATGATTTTAGACTTATCTTTTTGGTATTTTGAACTGTTGTCAGACGGCTTAACAGACCACTTTGGTTTTCCAAGCATCATCCTGTATAGGCTAATAGGGGCACTAACAACAGGGTCTTTTTTCATTAGCTCTACGATGTGTATGAAGTTCTGGCCTCTTAAGTCCCTATCAGCCTCCTCCAACACTGCACCATTATATTGTCTAACACCTGCTGTTCCTCTTTCTACAGAGTAGGGCAACAAGGGTTTTTGTTTTTTGTCTTTACTCTCTTCTGCCATTCGTACTCCTTAATAGGTGCGTATTATACCACTTTATTTGTTAAAAGTCAACACATTATAACAAAAAGTTATATAAAAGTTAAAATAAAAGCCACTAAATGAATAGTGGCCTTGTACTATCTCCTTATATTCTTACTATATTGCAAGTCTGGGATAGACATTGCTGGAATTTTTTGCACTCTATGAAGATTATTAAAAGCGTCAGCACAAGCATCCACCATGTCATCATGACTTGCATTACGGTCTTTATATTCTCCTGTAAATGCTTCTAGTTCCTCTAAGAAAATATCATTCCATTCTGCTTTAACCATCCTAACATCACCGTTGTGAGCCACCACTGTGAATGGAAGAAATCTACTCAGTTTTGACTTGTTTGGTGCTACAGCAGACTCTCTAGCAAATACGCCTTGGTCAGCTAGTTTCCGTCTAAACATTGCTGTGTAATTCTTACCTGCTGTTCCGGGGTCACGAGGAATAACTGGAATGCAGTCATAAGAACCATCCTCTTGTGCGAGCCTTGAGACAGATGCTTCAACATCGTGCTGCCTAGCCCTAATTTGTGTTACATCGAGGATGTAGAATTTACCATCACTACATTTTGCCATCTTAACTGAGGCAGTGAAGTCAGGATTTCTATTTGTCTCAGATACAAGAGTACAAGCAAAATCCCATGCCCTAACACAAGACAGGATTGTTGCCTCTGGTGGGATGTCTGCAACTACTTCAACCCATTCACGCTTGAAATGACCATCCTCTTCTCCAACAGCATACCAGCTCCCAAGCAATAACCTTCTTCTCTCGTTTGTCTTAAGGTTCTCTAGGTTGCTAAGATAGCTTGGATTAACCTTCTGTATCACAGGGTTATCAAATATAGTGGCAGGAATAAACCTATACGTTTTAGGGGTGCATGTCGGGTACTGTTCCTTTAGCTCTTCCGCAGTGGAAGCAGTTACTATCTTACCACCAATAATTGAAAACACTCTTATAGTGTTGGCGCGTTCTTTTAGTGGAATACCTGTGTCTTGGTCTAAGTACCATTCAACAAACCCAAGTAGCCAATTACCTTTCAATGGGTTACATGTCAGCACCATTCTAGGGGGGTATTTAGACATTGAACGGTTTCTGCCCATCAAATAGCTAAACTGTTCAAATGAGTGGTTTTGAGCCTCATCTATGATGATGTAACTGAATTGCCCACCATCAAAGTTTTCAAGTTCTCTGTCACTACCACAAGGGAGAAGGGATACACTTGAACCTTCTGGAAACTTAAACTTCTTTGGCTTATATGTATATTTAGCACCAAACTTAGGATATAGCTTTAGACACTCTGTCCAAATACCACCCACCATCTCAAGTTGAGGATGAGATTGCCTTACAAATATAGCGTTAAAGTTCGGGTCATCAACATACTTTAATACCTTCATTTGACTTAGTGCAGTTTTACCACTTCCTGCACCACCACCAAATATAACAACGTCTGTTGTATCGTCATCAAAGAAAACCTTCTGTGTTGGGCTAGCAGGCCCGATACGGGGCTTTTCTAACTTTTCTGGCGATTGCTTAGTATTTACACTTACTTTTTGTTTAGTATTCCTTCTCAATTTTAAACTCCATGTATAGGTCTTTCTCCCCATCCAACTGGTGAATTACAAATAGTGTCTACACGCTCTTGTGTTAGCTTTCCATATAGAACTAGGGGTGCTAGATTGCTTGGAACTTGTCTAAGGTCTACATACCCAGCCGACAATAGGTCAGTGGTAAGCATTTGAAAAACAGGGTCAGATTTTTCTTTCATAGACAGAGAGAGCCTGTTAAGAAATGCAGCTCTTGTTACCTCTGGTGCAATATCTGGTCTTTCTCCTGAGAAAGAATCAAAGCTGTCTACAATTCTCCAAACATCGTCTACAGATACTGAACCACTAATAGCGTTTTGTGCATCATTGCTTGAGTTCCTAATCTGCTGCTGCCTTTGAAATGTTTGATAATACTTTTCAATAGCTTCTGTATTAGACCTATCAAGTTTTAACGTCTTCTCAAGTGCAAATACCTTTGTATCTAAAGGCTCTTGCAACCTTGAAGCAATGCTTCTAATTCCTATTGTGGCTAATGACTTTGCCTTAAGCAGTGATGCTTCTTCATCGTACACTGCTTTATTATCTAGGATATGAAAATACTGAATATCAGTGTCTGAGGATAAACAATAGTCTGTTACATACTCAACTGTTCCACCACTGAATGTCTCAATAGGAAATGGCCTATCTACAGCAGCGATTGGAAGTTCTCTGTCTTTCATAAATACAATGAAGTTCAAATGTGTACTCCATAAAGTTTAAAGTCGAACACTGGATAGCCAGCAACTAATGGGTCTTGTAGTGATAAGACAGTAACCCTAAGCACCTTGTTAAAACCAGAAGAAGGTAGAATGAAAGTCTCAACTGTCTGGCCAGAGGCTGCTGGTGCTACATTGAATGTTCCAACAGAGTGAAGGCTTGCAACGTCAGCACCAACATCAACACGGATAGATGCTGGCCTGAACTGACCAGAGTAGGCAGTAAATACGACTTTCTGAAAATAGCAGTCATTAGCAAATGACACTTGCCACCAACTCCCTGCCGCTGTTCCAGATAGAGGATACCAGTATGAACCAGTTGTACTAGAGTCAAGCATCTTCCAACTAGAATAAGCAACATCATTCTTATATATAGAGCTAACAGTAAGCGTACCAGCAGGGGAGTTTCCAGAAGCAACCCATGATGATGTTAACATTCCACCAGTTGTCAATACTGGAAGCAATTGGACAAAGTTCGCTCTATCTGGAACAATCCCAGAGCGTAGCAAAATTGCATACATTGCAGAGAATGGCTCATCAAAATTAGGTGATGATGGGTTAATCCTATCAAGAATTATACCAATATTCTGATTCTTGGAATCCAAATAGGCTTGATTCCAATTCCAACCACCTGTTGATGGTGGACTACCGACAGCATCCACTTCATCAATTCTGTAATTAAGTGTCGATGAGAAGTTTGTCCATAGTATGTTTGCCCAGTCATTGTCCACTGTTACAACAGTTCCTAATGTACCAGAAGGTGGGTTTGGAAGTTTTCCAGCAAACACACTGTCTGACCTTAGAGAGACACTTTGACCTGCTATAACAGCACCAGTCATTTAATCTCCTTCCATCTAATCACACACCCAACTGTACCATTTCCACTACTGCTTACAGTAAGAGTGAGTGTGTCGTTTGGATACAATATAACACCGTCTGCAATCTCATCCACACTCACAGACTGATTCTTGCTAGTTATAATCTCATCTAACAATGTTTGCTGTGATGTTGAGAACGATGTGGCCACAACGTCATGGCTAACACAAGAGTCTGCAGACACATCTACAAACGATGCTCCACCAAGTGATGAGTTTTTATATACACACCATTTAAAACTTCTTGCACCGTCTGAGCACAGTGTTGTATTTAGAATTTCTACTCTTAGTTTGTTTCCAACACCATTGAATAAGCTATTATTTCTTATAGAAGCAACGTATGTTGGAACAGTTGCTACTATATTTTTATCGCTTACGGTGAAATTAAACTGTTTTGAAACTTCAGTTTCTTTTCCACTTACCAATGCAGACATAGACACAACACTGATTCTTGAGTTGTCTACGACACCAATAAATAATGGGAGAGTATCTTCAATTGTAGACTTAAGTGGTCTGATTACAGAACTGTCAATAACATGTGCTGTTACATACCCCTTGTCAACACCAGAGTACCACTCAAATGCTATAGGAAGTGAGTTGCTAAGGCCTGTTACTATTCTAAATTCATTAACTGAGGAAAGGTCTACTGTCTTTGTAGAACTTCCTGTTCCATCGAGCTTGTCTTTGTTAAAAGACGTTTGTGGGATAAAAGTAGATGTTGCACCATTGTTCCACAAAATACCAAAAACACCATTTTCAATAGCAAATGCGATACAGCTACCTGCTACACCACCAATACCCCACAATGATGTTTGAGACAATGGGTCAGCAGATAGTGTGAAATTTGCAATAATCTGTTGTCCAGATAAGCACTTAACATTTTTCTTTGATGTTAAAAATGCTCTGCCAGTAGGAGGGCTTTGAATAACAGCTTCACTAGCTGAGTATGTCACTGTTGCTGGGTTTACAATATCACCAGTCAAGACACTATATCTATCAAGATGATTATGACCACTAGGGAACTGAACCACCACAGAAGGTGTGTAATCCGTTGTAGGAAGCTCTTTCATCATAGTTGGCATTACACCAGCTAAAGACGAGGATGATGGCGTAGTGGACTGTTGTGTGCCGCTAGATGGGTCTTGGAATA